AAGCTTTACGCGATGGCGCGGCTTGCCCCCGAGCGGAACAACCACGGGCACGCGACTCTGCGCGCCATCCTGCACGAGGCGAAGTACCCGTCCGGGCGCGTCTACAAGGGCAAGGATGGTAAGCATGGCTGGGACACCAACGCAGTTACCAGGCCTGTGATGATAGACGACCTGGGCGCCGCAGTGCGAGCCGGGATCGCATGGAGCCCTGACCGATGGGCGGTGACCGAGTGCAAGACGCTCGTGCACAACGATAAAGGTAAGGTCGAAGCTCGCGGCAAGGGTCGCGGCAAAGACGGCTCGAAGGACGATCGCTGGATGTCCTGGTGCATCGCGTTTCAAGTGCGCAATCAGCCTGCTCAGGACTTCCAGCGAACACACATCCCAGGGTACTAAATGGCCACCGACAAGCTCATCGACGCGCTCAGAAGCACGCGCGCCGACTATGCCGAGGAGACGGCCTGCCACAAGTTTCTGCTCGATGCCGTGTTCGGCACAGGCGGCTTTCGCGGTAAGTACGGCGTGACCTCGGTAAGCCAACTCGGCTGGGCTGCTGAAGCTTACACTTCGACGGTCTCCGCGCTGTTGACCGTCAAGGGCATGGTCAAGCGCGAGACTTACCTTGATCAGTTCCCGCGCGAAGACATCGAGAAGTTCGATCGGCGCATCGACATCGCGCATTACACCAACTACGTCGGGCCCATCCTCGACTTACTGTTGAGCTACATCAACAAGGCCACGGTCAACAGGGACAAGCTCCCAGAGAGCGTGGAAGGCTGGCTCTCTGACGTAGACGGTAAGGGCACGAACTGGGACACGCTCAAGCGTGAGATCATCGTCCCGCGCGCTGCGGCCCTCGGCTGGTGCCCGGTCATGTTCGACCTGCCAGAAGCGGCTGAGGCGAACAGCCTGGCCAAGCAGCGCGAAATGGGCATCGCCCCGCGTTGCGTGCCGCTCTACCCGCTGAATATTCTTGACTGGATCGTGGATGAAAACGGCACGCTGTCAGCGGTCAAGATTCGCACCGATCACAGGGTAAGGACATCGCTACTCGAAGCGGCCACGGTCGAGGAGCGCTATTCGATGTGGTACCCGGACCGCGTTGAGCGGTGCGTGGTGACGACCGTCGAAGGGAAAGAGCATTCGATCTCCGAAATGGTGACGAGCTCGCACTCTTACGATTGCGTCCCGCTCGTGGTGTTCCGCGCGAAGCCTACGCCTGATGACCGCGTTCGCGGCGTTTCGTCCATCTCCAACTCTGCGATTGCTGCCCGGCGCCTGTTCAATCTCGAGAGCGAGATGGACGACCACATCCGTGGCCAGGTGTTCGCTACGCTCGGCGTCCCGGTGACTGACACGACGGTCAACATCGGCGAGCTCGTGGGCGGCTCAGGCTCCGTGATCAAGGTGCCGATGGAGTCCCGGCACGGGCTGCACTACGTGGCCCCGCCCGCTTCGTGCGCGGACACCATCGAGAAGCGTATGGAGATCACGGTAAGGGAGATCTACCGGACCGAGCAGGTGGAGCACACCAAGCCCACCGGCACGACTGCTTCGAGCGGCGTGGCCCGTGCGTACGAGTTCGAGCAGACCAATCGGCGCCTAGGCTCGATGGCCATGACGTTTGCGCGCGCCGAGCAAGATGCGCTCAGGCTCGTGGGCAAGCTCCTCGGATCGAGCGAATCTGAGAACCTTACTGTCTCGGCGCCCACTGATTTCAGCGTCGAAGACTTGGCGAGCGAGCTAGACAGCATGATCACCGCGATGCAGGCGAACCTTGGGCCGACCGCTGAGACCGAGATGAAGCGTCGCCTCGTGAACCGAATCTTGCCGAACCTGCCCGCGTCGACGCAGGGCGCGATTGATTCCGAGCTCGACCAGATTCGCGCGCAATCGAGCCAGGACGCAGCAGCTCTTGACGACGACGGCGATGAGCCCGAAGCGGATGAGTCAGACGAAGATGAGGGCGATGCCTGATGCCAACGTTTCGCGAGGCAGAGACGATCGCGGCTTACGTGCACGGTCTTGTCCGCAGGCGCGCGCTCAAAGCTGTTGCCGCCCACGACGAGAAGCTTAGTAAGGTTTTCGACCGCATCGCTGAAGGCGTGCGCCGTGACCTTCGAGCATCCGGCTACACGATCGCAGAGGTGCGCGCCATTCTCGAGAAGCACTTCGGCGCTGAGAGCGAAGTGAGGCTCAAGATCATCGAGGAATCGATCCGCGATGCGGCGCGCGAAGCTCGCACGCTGGACCGCGAGACATTCGAGGCAATCTTCGGCGCTGAGGAGGTCGCTGCCACGGGCCTCCCTTTAGACCGACCTTCCGCACCGACGCTGACGCTCTTGCCCAAGCCTCCGAGCGAATCCGAGGACGAACCTCGATAGACCGCCTCAGCGTCTCGCGAAGGCTTCACGCCCAGGACGCAGCGACGCAATTCGAAATGCGTCAGGTCATCCAGTCGAGCGTGAGGGCCGGCGAGCAAATCACCCGCACCGCTGAGAGGTTGCTCGACGCGGACCTACCCAAGGTGAACCTGCCCAAGTACGTGCAGGACCTTCGAGAGGCCGCATCGACGGGAGACGGTAAGCTCTACCGAAGCGCCGTGAAGACGTGGGAACGTCAGATCCAGGGTCTAGGCCAGGGAGCGCTCAAAGAGGCCGGCGAGTACACCCTGCGCAGCGCTTCACGGCAACTCGTAAGAGACCTCGGGAAGACGAGGGCCGAGAACGTAGACAAGATCGTTGACCGCTGGATCCTCGAGAAGGCGCGCTATCAAGCTCGGGTGATGGCTCGTCATGAGAGCGTCGAGGCGTACCGGGATGTTGCGATAAAGCAGGCTCAGGAGCAGCCTTTCACGGTAGGCGTGAGATGGACGCTCTCGCCGGCTCACCCGCGCAAAGACGTGTGCGACGTTTACGCAAGCTCCGACTCTTACGGTCTTGGGCCAGGCGGTTACCCGGCTGACTCAGTGCCAGCCCGGCACCCGTCGTGCTTATGCTCAATGGTAAGCATCGCAGACCCGCACTACCTCAAGCGCGAGATCGCAAAAGGTAAGGGCGAGGCTGAACCGCCGAAGCCATGGCTGACTGGGGTGAAGGAGTCTCCCGAGGACTGGTTGCGCAAGCAGTCAACCGAAGCACAGCACGAGATCATCGGGCCAACGCGGGCAAAGATGCTCAGGGATGGGCGCAAGCTCATCGACGAAGGCGCGAGCAACTTCCGCCCGGTGTACAGGCTGCAGCAGAAGCCTAAGCCCGTGCGCGACATGGGTCCGCGCGTCGATGCGGCAGACATCGTAAGCCGCGACCGAGAGAACCAAGTTCGTCCGTTCCCGAAGCTTTCGAGGAAATGATGCACGATCGTCGGTGCTGTTTGTGTCCCAAATGCATTGCGCAGGTGACGCTGGGCGACGACGAAACGCGGACACGGGCGAAGGTCGCCATTGCATGCACTGATTCGCGCCACATGCCCACAGAGAGGCTGTCAGGTGCCGTCGTGAAGCGAAGGCGCAAACAGTAATACTACCGGCTAGCCATTTAGCGCGAGCGTCGACGCGCATCGAGCGGGAACGCAATGCGACCGCTTGAGAAGGTGGAGATACCGCCCGACGATCTTAGTACCCAATGAGCCCGCGCTTCGGACGCGCACGGGTTCGGGACACCTGCGTCCGATGCACTTTACGCCGCACCCTCAGATCGTCGGACTGAGCGGGGCAACAGGGCGAACCTTCGACGGCTACGAGGAACCATGAATCGCAAGACACGCAACGCGTGGATGCTTGCGCGAGCAATCGCGCGCGTCCCGAACGGTCCCCTATTTTCGCCTGAAGAACTGCCCGGAAGTGGCGGGGGCGGTGGTGGGGTTCCACCTCCCGAGAAGACCTTCACCCAGGCCGACATCGATCGGGTCCTTGCACAGCGCCTCGCGGAAGAGCGTAAGAAGTTCTCCGACTACGAGGATGTGAAGGGTAAGGCCGCGAAGGCAACTGAGTACGAGACCGAGCTCGCCAAGCTCCGCGAAGAAAAGGACATGGCCGGCAAGAGCGCAGAGGAGCGCGAGCGCATCTCAGCGAAGAAGGCTGCCGACGCGATGGAGCGCGAGCGGCAAGAGCTGATGACCAAGATCACGGCCGCTGAACAGCGCGCCGAAAACGAGTCGAAGCTGCGGCGAAACCTGATCGTGAACAACGGTCTTGGCTCCGCGCTCGACGGCGCGAACGTGCTCGGGAGTGCCCGAGAGGACGCAGTCGAAGCGTTCCGAAATCGCTCGCAAGTGGAGATCGACGACGAAGGTAAGATCGTGTCTGTCACCTATGGAGGAGTTGCGTACAAGTCGGCGGCAGAAGCCGCGGTCGCATTTCTCAAAGAGAAAGATCACTTCGCCAGTGCCCGAGTAAGGGGCCCGGGCGGCAGCTCGCCAGCGCCGGGATCCATCCTCGGCACCCACGACGGTGGGAACGGTGGCGGAGCGCAGAACGCAACGGCCGAAGGCCTGCTCTCGCAGGGCTTCGCGCAGCGAACACGCAGATAACCAACCTCCCGCTGAGCGCGGGGAAAGCCCCGCAAGGGAATGAGGATTTCAAATGGCATACACCTATCTACAGGCCGCATCGCTTGCGCGAAACCCGCTCACTGCGGGCGTGTTCAAGGCGGTGGTTACCACCAACGAGTTGATCTCGCGTCTTCCCTTCTTGGAGACGGCTGGCAACTCACATGACTTCGTTCGCGAGGGTGCGCTTGCCAGTGCTGAGTTCGTCAGCCTGACGGCTTCGTCCCTTACTGAGTCCAGCTCGCGCGGTGACATGCTGTCCGCGCCGTTGCGCCTCATCTCGTCCGACCTGGACATCTACAACTACACCTCGAACCTGAGCAACCCGAACGGCGACCCACGCGCCTGGCAGGTTGCGCAGAAGCTCAAGGCGGGCGGGCAGCTCATTCAGGCGAAGATGATCACGGGCTCGAACGTGACCGGCTACGTGGTGAGCAACGCGACCGTAACGCCCGGCCTTGCCGTGGACGCTGCGGTTCCGAGCGCGGGCATCGACTCGACCCTCCAGGGGCCCGGCTCGCTGCGCTACACGCACGCAGGCACCCTCTGGGCGTTCCGCGCGCCTGGTGACATCGAGTACGGCGATAACGTCGCGATCGCAGCGGACGGCTCGGCCACGCTGTACAGCTACAACCGTTCGAAGTTCGTGACGGTCACCATCGACGTGTCTGACGCGACGGCGAACGGCGAATGTCTGATCACATGGACCAGCTCAACCAACGAGCCTGACGGTTTGCAGAAGCTCTGCCCGACCTCGCAGACGGTGGTTTCAACGGGCGGCTCCGGCGATAACCTTACCTTCGACAAGCTGGACGAACTCCTGCTTGAGAAGGTCAAGATCAAGCAGAACCGCGTGTTCCTGATGAACGCGAAGCTCAAGCGCAAGTATCTTGCCCTTGCCCGCACCGCGTCGATCTCGGATCGCATCTCGATGGAGTTCATCGGGCCGGACGGTAAGATCGGGATGCATGACTTCCCGGCTTACGGTGGCGTTCCGATCCTCCAGGTCGACGACATCCCCTCGAACGAGGTCAAGACCGCGACCACGCTTTCGAGCGTGTACCTCGTGAGCCTTGAGCCGCGCGTGGGCTTCCACGGTGTGGTGCAGGCTGGCGGCGACATGATGAACGCTGCGCTGGATCCTTACGATGCTCGCATCGGCGGATTCAAGCTGTACGACCTCGGCCAGCGCGAGAGCAAGCCCGCGGCCGGTATCCGTATGGAGTGGTACGGCGCCTTCGGTGTCGGCTCGCCCCTCGCGGTCGGCCGCGCGTCCGAACTCGTCACCGTCTGATCCATTGCAGGCGCATGGCTGACCGCTGTGCGCCTGCGTTTCCATTGCACACGTGAGGCTGGCGCATGCTTTCGATTGAGGACCTTCCCAAAGACGATTCGGGCCTGATTCCCGCTGGGATGTGGCACGTCGCGCTCAGGGACAATCTTACCGATGGCTTCGCCGGCATGGCGTTTCAGGACGGCGTTACGATCCGCCCGATCGACGGCAGGTCAGTGGTAAGGCTGGCGGCCAACATGGGCATCGTCGGCGCGATCCGCGTCGAGGGTGAGCCGTGCGAGCTTGGCGCCACGCACCGCATCTTCGCCGCGCACCGCGCAGTCGTGCCGGGGTTGCTCTCGGCCATCGCTACCGATGTCGCGGACCAATGCCGCGCAGGAGCCGACAAGATTCGCGCCGCTGGCGAGCTTGCCGAGAAGATGCTCATGGCACAGCCGGCACCCGTCGAGGTTTCCCCAGCACCCACTGCTACCGCGCCTGAGCCCCAGGAAGCGCCACAAGCGCTACCACCCACCCCAACATCCCTTGCGGAGCTCGACGCCCTCACAGAGGCCGAGGCCCGCGCCCTGGCTGCCGAGATGGGCAGCACCGACAAGCGATGGAGCGTGCAGAAGGTGCGCCGCTTCATCGCTGACGAGCTCGGCCTGTGATCGACGTCGAAGACGTAGCGACCGATACGGACCTCGAGGTCTACACGCTCGGTCGATCGAACCTCCAAGCGCTACTGCCTGACGAGTGGTTCAGCGAAACGCTCAACCGTAAGTCAGCGGCCAACGCGCGACAGCAAGCGCTGGACGACATCCTTGCGACGCTCAAGCAGCGCCGCCCCCCGATTCGAGACACCGAGCTCGCGGACCTGACTGAACTCAAACCAGCTGTCTGCTACGGCGCACTGGCGATTCTGTACCAGGGCGCAGCGACGCACGAAGAGAGCCCGCACATGGTGCGCGGCAAATCTTACGCTTCGCGATTCGCTTCCGAGAAGCAGGCCTTGCAGCCGTCCGTGCTGCTTGGCTCAACCGCTTCGAGCATCACCGCGAGAATGAGCCGAGGGTAAGCCCATGGACGATATCGGGTCACTCCTGAAGAAGTTCAGGGGCGTCCCCGAGCGTCTAGAGCGCACGCTTTCGATCGCTGTTCGCATGGCTGCCGATGACGCCTCGAACGAGGCCAAGCAGAACCACGACTACACCGACCGAAGCAGCAACCTTACCAACTCGATTGGGCCAGACGGGCCCACGGGTTCGTTTCGCAACAACGACCTTGAGGCCATCGTGTCGGCCGGCGCTGGCTACGCGCTGTTTGTCGAGCAGGGTACTAAGCCCCACCTCATCAAGCCCAAGTACCGTAAGGCGCTGAGGTTCCCGACACCGGCCGGATTCGCCTTTGCGAAGGGCGTGAAGCACCCCGGAACGAAGGGGCGTTACTTCATCAAGGGCGCGGTCGAGAAGACCTTACCGACGCTCGTCAACTCATACGTCCCTGATGCAGTTGAGCTTGCCTTCGTGCAGGCCGGCTTTGCGCGCGGTGGCTGATGCCCATTCTTACTGTCCGCAAAGCCATGGTTGAGCGCCTCGAAACGGCGCTACGTGGCATCGACGTCAAGGCTCACCCGCGCCCTGGATTCGGGCCGGCTGACCTGACTGCAGCCCTCAAGGATAAGCCGCTCGCCATCCGCCTTGCGTTCGTGAGCGTGCCCGAGGACGCGGTGTGGTCGAGCAACGAAACGGACATGCCTTGTGCGTGGGCGATCTACCTCGCGGCCAAGGACATCGGCGGTACCGCGCCATCGCGCGAGACGCAGGTGCTCACCATCCTGCCGCGCATCATCGAGCTTGTAGCCTCGTTCGGCTGGGCTCAGTGCTGCGGCGAGCACCGCGCCGAGAACATCCGATCCGCTGAGCTGTACGCGGGCGAGGTAGACGGTCAGAGCGCATGCGTCTGGTCCGTGACCTGGCGCCAGGTCCTTACTGTCTCGCCCTGTGACAACGGCGACGACCTAAGGCCATTCCTTACTTTGATCACGCGATACGACATCGAGCCGGCAGACGGCACGATCGACGCGTCCGACACCATTTCAATGCCGAGGACAACATGAGCAAGATCTATGTGATTCCGAGCCCAGGCATTCGGGTTCCCGACCCGTCTGTACCCAAGGGCACGCCTTCGAGGCAGGCGATGATTCCGCCCGAAGGAAAGCTCGTGGATGAGTCCACGTACTGGATTCGTCGGGAGCGCGAAGGCGACGTGAAGATCACGGCCGCCCCCTCCGACAGTAAGACCACTTCTGCAGGCGCCAAGAGCGCCAAGGCTGGTGAGTGATGGCCATCATCTTCGATCAGATTCCATCGAATCTGCTGGTACCTGGCGTCTACACGGAGGCCAACTTTCGCAACGCTGCGCAGGGCACAAGCGCTCTGCCGCGCCGTGCGCTGCTCGTGGGTCAGCGCCTGAGCACTGGCGCCGTTGCGACCGGCGTACCTTACCAAATCTTCAGCCCGTCTGACGCTGATTCAAACTCGGGACCCGGATCGATGCTCGCCGAGATGGCGCACGTGTTCAAGGCGTCGAACAAGTACTGTGAGCTGTGGGGCATCGGCCTCGACGACAACGGCTCGGGCGTCCCGGCAACGGGCACGATCACGATCACGGGCCCTTCCACGGCAGCCGGCACGCTCGCGCTTCTCGTCGCACCTTACTGGGTGGGTTCAGAGCTTCGCGGGCGCTACCTGATTTCGGTGGCGAGCGGGGACACCGCTACCACCATCGCTGCGGCAATCGTCACAGCAATCACCGATGACCCGTACCGATCAGTGAGCGCGTCGAACGTGGCTGGCGTCGTCACCATCAACGCGCGCCATGACGGCACGCAGGGGAACAGCATCGTCGCCACCTACAACTACTTCGCAGGCGAGAAGCTCCCCGCCGGCGTCGGCGTGGCCATCGTCGCCATGGCTTCGGGAGCCACCAACTCCAACGTCGCCACGGCCATCGCTGCCATGGGCGACGCGCATACCACGCATTTCGCGCAGCCGTGGACCGATGCCACGACGCTCACCGCGGTGGAAACCGAGATGACGCGCCGTTGGGGCGGCACTGTGCAACGCGAGTGCCACGCATTCGCTGCGGCTTCGGGCTCGCTCGGAACGCTCACCACCTTGGGTGACGGGCGCAACAGCGAGTTCTCGAGCATCTTCGGCTCGGGCCTCTCGCCTTCCCCGGTGTGGGTCGTCGCAGCGGAAATCGCGGCCATCGACGCCGCATCTAACCATCCTGGTCGGCCCCTGCGCGGCAAGCTCATCAACTGCATGTTGGCGCCTGCGCCGGGCTCCGAGTTCGACGGCGACGACCGTCAGCAGCTCCTGGCCGAAGGCATCGCGACCTACACCGTCAACTCCTCGGGCAAGTGCATCCTCGAGCGCCTGGTCACCACGTACCAGGAAGACTCGTTCGGCAACGCTTCGAGCGTGTTCCGAGACCGTCAGGTCGCCGGTACCGCGTTCGCCATTCGCTACGACTGGCGTACGTACATCGGCCTCAAGTACCCGGATTTCATGCACGCCGCAGACGGTTCGGTCTACGCGCCGGGCCTTCCCATCGTCACGCCCGCGACAATCAAGGCCGAGTTCGCTTCGCGCGCTCGCAACACTTGGACTCGCGAAGAGGGATGGATGGAGAACCCTGACCAGTTCCTTGCTGACATCGTCATCGAGCGGACCACAGACGGCATGGACATGATCGGCGCGCCCGACCTGATCAACGGCCTGCACATCATCCGCACGCGCTTCGACTTCAAGCGCTGAACCTTACTTTCGAACAACGCGAAATCACGCGCCGTGTCTTCTGACGCGCACGGCGTGGACGCCTCTTTGCGTCGATGGAGCAACGGCCTATGAGCAAGTTTCTTGGTAACGCAATGATCAAGATCAACGGTAAGTTGGTCAAGACGGTGCCCGATTCGGTTGAGCTGAATTTCGGCGGGCCCATGCGCCAGTCGGTGATGGCGGACAACACGTTCAACTTCAACGAGAAGCCTGCACCATCGAAGCTTACCTTCAAGGTGTTGGTAACGTCGAAAACGGACGTGAAGGTCATCAACGAGTTGGAAAGCGGGACCGTCGAGATCCTGACCGACATCCCCGGCAAGGAGTGGACGCAGACCGGAGCCACCCGCATGGGCGACCCGGTGAGCCTCTCGAGCGGAGACGGCCAGATGACCATCGAGACCGAGGGCGATCCCATCGTCCCGTGATGCTCGGTGACTGAAGGAGAGTAAGACATGTCTGAACAGAAGGACTGGCCGACCGACCCCGTTACGGGAGTCGTGACGGTCAAGCTGCGCTTCCCGATCATGGGAGGCAACGTCAAAGAAGTGAAGCTGCGCAGGCCGAAGGCTGGCGACATCCGTAAGGTCAAGGCCATTGAGAACGACACCGAGCGCGGTTTTGTCCTCGCGCAGGAACTCTCCGGTATGAGTGCTGAGCACTTCGATGAACTCGACGTCGTCGACATGAACGAGATCTCGGGGGTTGTAACTCGCATGCACTCGAAAAGTTCCGACAAACTGGGATGACGTGATCGGGGATGTCGCGAGCGCGTTTGCGTTCAGCGCATCTGAGATCTGGGCCATGGACTTCACAGAGGTGATGTTCTGGCACAATCAGATAGTAAGACTCGGTAAGCAACAAAGGCTGAGGTAGGAAGATGGCGATCGCAAAAGCGCAAGTCATCATCCAGCTGAAGGACCAGCTTACCGATGGCACTCGGCGGGCCACGCGCGAGCTTTCAGCGCTTGGAAAGGCTGCTCATGGGCTCAAGGGCGCATTCCGCTTTGCGGGCGAGCTGAACCAAGCAGCCGAAGGTATGGCGCGGTTTGGCTCGATGGCTCGGAGCGCGCTCGAAGCTCCGCTGAAGACCTCGATGGACTTCGAGGATCAGATGGCACGCGTCGGGGCGCTCGCTGACGCCACTGGCGGGCAGATGACGACCCTTACTGAGACGGCCAGGTCGCTCGGGCGTGACACTCGATTCAGCGCCACAGAAGCCGCGCAGGGCATGGAGTTTCTTGCTCAGGCTGGATTCAAGACTTCGGAGATGGTCGCGGCCATGCCTGGCTTGCTTGCGACTGCCGCGGCCAACGCATCGGACCTTGGCAGGACTGCGGAGATCGCCGCAGACTCCATGAACGGGTTCGGCATGAAGGCTGAGCAGATGGGCAGGGTCGGCGACGTCCTTACCAAGGCGGGCGCTGAGAGCTCGACCAATCTGGACATGATCGGCGAGTCGCTCAAGTACGTTGCGCCTTATGCGCGCACTGCTGGCCAGACGCTTGAGCAGACAGCGGCAGCTGTTGCGCTGCTCGCAAACGTCGGCATCAAGGGATCGCAGGCTGGGACATCCTTGCGAGCCATGATGGAGCGTCTTGCCGCGCCTAAGGGGCGTGGCAAGGGAGCGCTCGCGTTACTGGGCGTGGATCCCAAGGACAAGGATGGCAACCTTCGCCCGATACAGGAGATTCTCAAGCAGATCGACGCAGAGATACTGAGAAAGAAAATGGGGAGCGGCGATAAGCTGGAGCTGTACGACCGGATATTCGGAGTAGACGCATCGACGGCTGCGGCAGAGCTTATCTCGCAAGCCGGAAACGGCGCTTTCGACGCCATGGTCTCGAAGATGGAGCAGGCGGCCGGTACCAACGAGAAGATGGCCGCTCGCATGAACGCGACCACGAAGGGGTTCGTCGAGGAGATGAACGGCGCCTTTGAGGATCTGAACATCGAGCTAGGCGATGCGCTTGGCCCGGAGATTCGCGACCTTGGAGGCTGGGCGAAGACGACGGCGACTGAGTTCCGACTTTGGGCGACAGAACACCCAGGAACCATAGCGAGCCTTGGTAAGATCGCGATTCAGGTTGCAGCAGTCGCTACGGCGTTGGGGGCCGTCGCTGCCGTAGGCCCCGCAGCGGCGGCTGTGTTTGCAGGGCTGAAGGTTGTGGCGTTTCCGCTTGTCGCAATCTTCAAGGGCCTTTCGGCAATGCTCATGGCCACGTCATTGGGAGCGATCGCGATGACTGCGCCTCTTACTCTAGCGACAGCGCTAACAGTTCCAATGATCGCGCTAGGCCTGGCCGTGGCCGGTGTCGCCTATGCGTTCGGATCGTGGATAGACAGCGTGACCGGGGCATCGGACTGGATCGCGAATTTGATTGCGCAGATCAATGGTCTGAACGACGCGAAAGACAAGCTCATGAACAGTGGGCAGGGCAAAGGGACGCAAACCTATGCAGACGGGACCGTTCTTGACGATAGCGGCAAAGTCGTTCGAAAAGGCACTGAGTGGGAGCGCCACGCCGCAGGCATGACGATCCAGCAATGGGACACGAAGAAGAAGGAAGAGTCAGACGCCAAGAACGCTGAAATCCGCGGCAGGGTCGCAGATGCTGCGAAGAACGCAGAGGTTGCTATGCGCGTAGAGGTCGACATCAAGGACAATCGCACGCACGTCAAGACGACCTCGAAGAGTAAGGGTGCGAATGTTTCCGTGGGCTCGGGCCCGATGATGCCGGGGGCGATGTGACTGAAGGTTTTCGCGCATGGTTCGGCCGCCTGAGCGAGGGCACGTTCCGTGGCGTCCCGTTCAGTACGCCGCAGAGCGAGCGCACAGGCGGGCGCCGTGGCGTCACGCACGAATACCCAGGGCAGGACGACCACACGACGCAGGACCTCGGGCGCATGGCAACGCGCTTTACGGTTACGGCGATCGTCATCGGCGGGGACTATGACGTAGACCGCGACGCGCTGATCGACGCGCTCGAAAAGGGCGGCCCTGGCAAGCTCGTTCATCGCTACTTCGGCACGATGGATGCGGAGGTCGAGCCGGGCTCAACTTACCGTGTCGTGGAGACTCAGGATCAGGGTGGCATGGCCACCTTCACGATCCCTTTCATCCGCGCGAGCAGGCCGAAGGCTCCTAGCGCTTATGCGTTCCCGCGCGACCTTGTTCCGGCGAAGGTCAACGACTCGTTGCTCAAGTCGATCGCCAAGGCGGTCAACTCCATCGACACGTCGGGCATCGAGTCGGTAAGGTCTGACCTGCTCAGGTCAATCAACCAATCGACTGCGATCCTGAATGAGATCAACAGTCAGATCTCGGGCGCCATCGCCACGCCGAACCAAGTCGCTGGCGCCATTGCCTCGCTTGGCAACGCCGCTGCAACCATCGTTGCCACCCCTTCGAGAATGGGCGAGCTTATCGAAGGTCTCAATGCCATCAACGAAGCGATCTTCGAGTCGATGCGTAAGGTGGGCGCCGCTTTGTTCTCGCAGTCCATCGAGCGAGACGGAACCGGGCAAGCTGCGGCGCAGGCCCAGACCGATGCGCGTAAGATCGTGCGCGTGATGCGCTCGGCCCTTACC